TCCGCCTATGTAATCATAGATATTAAAAATATTTTCATCATATGGAACTTTGATGTTATTATATAAACGTTTTTCCATTTCTATGATTAGATCATCTCGATAATCATCATAACCAATTATGATACTGCCATCGTGTCCTCTAATTGCAGTTTGGTTTTCACCATAAGTTGTATCTGTAAACTTTTCAGGTTTGTATGCAGGAAACAATCCTAATTTTGTAGGTGTTTCAGGTATATAACTACCATTTGTTGTTTCGTATTCATATATTTCTATCTTATCATCAACTTGTAGTGAAAATGAAGTAGTGAATTGGACAAATCCTTCACTTGAAAATGTATAGTCTAAACCGTGGCAGGCTTGCGTATCGTTTACATAGACATATACTGCCTTTTCACTTAATTCGTCAAGTGTGAAAGGCATTGTTAATGCATAAAATTTTAAATCTGAATCTAAAACAGTATATTCTATTTTTTTGTATGCACCTATGCCAACCATATCCGAACGATAAAAAGGCATAGTTTCTTTTTTGTTTGAAGCTAACGATAATAATATTTGATCTACTTGTTCTCTAATTGTTCCGTTTAGGTTCAATGTTTCTGCTTCTTGTATAAATGCCCTTTTAAGTTTGCTATATTCATTTTTTGCAAATGTCATTGCAGAAACAAGATTACTTTCTTTTTTGGCTAATGTATACAAAGGTAAATTTATTGGCCCGCTGTGTTGAACAAATTTACGTCCATAAGGTTTTACATTTCCTAAATCTCTCAAATTATTTGCACCAGGTTGGCGTCCTGAAAAATTTGGAACTTCTGTAGCTACACTATCAACGTGATCGGAAACTTCGCCTAAAGTAAATTCAGTAATGTTGTCATTCAAAGGATTACGTTCAAAGTTGTGAGGTGTTTCATAATATCCGTTACTATTTTTTGTAGCTTTTGAATGTGCTTTAATAACAATCACATCACTTGTTTTTAAATCAGTGTAAAACTGTACAAATTTATTACTATTATTATCTGCATTAAAAGTATAGTCTACACCTTCGGTTTGAAATATGTTATTGACATAAACAAGAACTTTTAAGTCTGATAAATTATTACTATTATCAAACATATCAATAATATAATTATTTGTAGATTGTTGACCAGTATATTTACGTATAACATATTGCTTACTTAGATATGGTGCTTTTACCCATCCATTAACATATTCAAAATCTACACCCTGATGCTTATATTTTCTAAGATACCCTTCTGCTGTATCTTTTGTAAAAATAACATTGTTTATTTCATATGTAAACTTTTCAGAAAGTAAACTAAAATTAAAAACAATATCGCCTGTATTTGTAATGTTTTTGTATGCTAACGGAAAGCCTAATTCAGCATCATTTATACCTTCACCAACTTTATAATTATAAACTCTATTGCCTGTGAAATCACTGTTAGGATATGTAATCGAGTCTGCAAATGAAACTCCTGTATCATCATACAAATCAAACAACGGTGCTTGATTGACTCCAGTTTTGTCTTGCGCTAATTTCCAAGTAGTACCATCGAAATAATACATATTTCCTGCTTGTTTATTTCCGCTTGTAATTAACACAGTATCATTTTCTAAAGGATTAGTATCTGTAGTTTCTACTAAACTTATTTGGTTATTTCCTTTAAAATCAAAAAACTTAACTTGAAAGATTTTACCGTAAACAAATGGATCAGTATCATTGATAAACATCACTCTTTGTCCGTCTGCAAGTTCTACTCCGTCAACACTGTATCCTGTTTTTCCTTCTATCTTTGATTTCACATCATTTGTATATGTGTCGATTAAATCAATATTATCTTTTGCTTGAGTACCAAAATTATATAATTTTAAGCCTGCGTCAAATTCAATAATAGGACGTTTTGCTCGTAACTCTTCGTTCAGGTCAAATACTTGATTGTTTAACCTAGCACTTAGTTCTATCACATCTTTGTGGAACCAACGGTTGTACCTAGCCCAAGGATTTCTATCTGCACTAGCTTTGTTTACAACAATGTAATCTTTTGTGCCTGGAAAACTTTTTGCATCACTGTAAGGCACTCTATCAAATCCATTTGTATCAAATGGTACCTGTGTATCATTTGTAAAAATAGCAGGCACGATTAAATCTTGTGCATTAATTAATTTTATTTCATCTCCAACGCCTTCTACATAATAAACACCGCTTGCATATTTTGCAGGAGTTACATTGCCAATAAAATACACTTTCATTCCATTGCTAAAGTCCCATCCATCAGCCGTTGTATAAGTTCTTTTGTTTAAAATTTCCTCTTCAACATTGATAACAGAATTTTCGTCTATATTTCCAATTATTAATCTAGTGCTTACATTTAAATCATACTGACTAACAAAATACAATGTATCAGGTGCATTTTCAGGAATAGTAAACTCAAGAATACCTTTTTCAATATAATCCTGTGCAACAAAATCAGCTTGATTTAATAATGTGTCATCTGTATCAGGAAAAAGTGTTACACCTTCTGTGTATGTTTGATTTAAGATAGAACTATCATCTAGTCTTTCATTTGGATCAACACCTCTATACAAAGCTATTGTTAAAGGATTATTAGGAGCATCGATTAAAAATCTATAGGTTTGTCCTCTATATAGTTTTAAATTTGGATTTTTTGTAAGTCCGTCAGGATGAAATAATAATGATATTTCATTATCCTCTTCTAAAACTTCAACTCTATATGTGCTAACAATATTTTTACTTTGACCTTTAACTGGTATTTCGTAAGGACCGTTTGGTAACCAATAGTATTCTCTAAAATTTCCAAACTTATCAAGATTAATATTAGGATTCCAAGCATAATATTCTTGTTCATTTAGAGAACTTTGATTTGTAGTATTTGCATTATAGGTTTGTAACAATCCAAGATAGTCGTTGTAATCACTGTAATATTTGGTAGTTGATAAAAAATCTTCGTAAATACTTACAGGCTCAAACTGATAATCTTGTCTTGCTTTTGTTACATCATCAATATAATTATCTGTTACCTTAGAGGCTTTTGCTTCGCGTTTACCTACAAATCCGTTTATTTTTTCAATAACACCCGGATTAGTCATTTGATCTAATGTACTAGTTAAAAACTTTTTGTTTTGCGGTGTTCTAAAAAATCTAGGAAGTTGCTCTACACTACTTCTTTCCTTATTTTTACCTGCTGGCAATGGAAGTTCGTTTTGATCATCATTATAAGACATTAGTAGCTTGATCCTCCACCGCCGCTTGATCCACTGCCGCTTGAACCAGTTGATACATTACTATAACTTGTTGTTCCTGTGGTTGTAACATCAGAACTTTGTACTCCAACATTTAAAATATCATCACTTGTTACTACTAATCCAGATGCTTTTAATCTAGATTGTGTAATTGCATCTATAATTTCAACATCGTCAACTGTAGCACTACTAATAAGTATTTCATCATTTTCAGATTTAATTTCATATAAACTTCCAAAACTTTGTGTTTCTTGTTTTGGCACTAATACAATACTTACAAGATCAGGCGATAGTTTATTAATTATGTAGGTTGCTAATTCACTAAAATAAAACGTTTCTCCAAAGTCCCAGTTCTCTAATGCAAAAAATGAATTTACTGCATCAATTACTCTACTTTTTACATCATTATCATTTACAACTCTATCTTCGTTTTTAACAACTTTGATAGTAGCTTGTAAATCTACATCACTTTTACTACCAAGTATTGGTTTATATTTTACTGGATGATAAATTACATCATCGCTGATACTTTTTATTGCACTTATATCAGCATTATAGTTTAGATATAAATTATCACTACTCGGTGGTAATGGTTTAATTGCAACATTTCCTTTTAAATAATCTCTATAGGTATTATCGTATGATTTTGTTAGCATATACACATCTATTATGTTGCTACTACTAGGATCTATTCTTGCTTGTTCGTCGGCCGCGTGTGAATATTCAAATTTTATATCAGTTCGTCCTACATAAGCAAGATAATCAGATGTAAATTCTAAAGCGTTTGAAGTTTGGTTATATTTTAAAAACACATCTCTATCTATTAAATAAAACACATCTCCGTTGTTATATTGACTTAGTGCGCCAACAGCTCCTTGACTTGTTTTTGTGTATATAGGTTCTTTGCTTGCGTCTATATAATTAAATGTTTCTGTCTTGTTAACAATTGACTTTTTTTGGTATACGTACTTTGTATTTGGATTAGTCTCCGGTGAAACAATGTGTTCAAACAAATCAGGATCATCAACAACACCATCGCTATCTGCATCAAAAAATGATACTTCAATTTTTTTGCTATTGATATAGCCTGCACTGTTTTTATATTCTTTGTCTATTTGCCAAGACCAGTCAACAGTAAAAGGAGTCAAAGCATCAGGCTTGGTGTTTATGCTTAACACTTTAATTACATCTTGTACAATAGTTCCTGTTTTGCTATCATAAATTTTATTTTTACTATCAAAGAAAAATCTTATTTGATCATTACTTTCAAAAATATACTTTCTACCTCTAGCAGTAATTGTATATTTTTGTCCATCAGTTTCGAATAACAACAACCAACTGTTATCACTTTGTGTATTCGTGCTATCTCCTGTTTTTCCTAAACTGAATTGATTAATGGTGTCAAGATTGTTATTATCAATTACTCGCCATTGACTTGATTCATAATCATAACGTAATCCAAATGTTTTATAAGCAAACACTTGATCAATAATTTGAGTTTTGACACTATCAATAATACTAGTATCTAGCACTGGAATAATTTCAGATATTATTGCATTGCTTGGAATATTTTCATTTAATACTATAGGCCCAAGTCCTGTATCAGGATTTACTACTGTTCCGTTTTCATCAATGGAAACTGCTTTCACCCATAGATAATCTTTTGATCCTTTGTGGTCTGCGGTGCCTTGCATTATAGTTCCATCTGGCATAAAATGAGAACCATCTGGTGCTGTAAACTTTAGCAATGATCCTGGAGTAATAAAACGCATTATGCTTTTTGTAAAACTTGATACTGCAATTGATGTGTTGTTTGAATCAACAAAGTATCCTGTAGTTCTGTTGTTATCTTGTGTTTCTTTCACCCAAGTATAATTTAGATTAGATACATTGGTGTTCCTTGGAAAGTTTTTATAATAAAAATTTCTAAGTTGTGTTTCTTTGATTGCAGGAATAATAATATTGTTAATTGCTTGTTCAATATCATTTCTTGTTGTAAAATCAAAACTATATTTTAAATTTGTATTTTCTGCAAACAAAATTCCGTCGTCACTATACAACAAAGTGTTGCTATATTTTCCACTTGCATCTCTTAAATCAAAATATCTACTTATTCCGCTACTGGTTCTGTTTATAGCTTTAGTCTTTACTATGTTTTGATTAACTCCTAATGTGCCTACATTGTAATCTTCACCTGTCACTAATCTATTTTGAGTGTAATATGTGCTAGGTGCATTTGTTTTTATAGAAGAATTACTTTCAGTTGATGCACTGTTTTCAACTGTTTGTTTCAATTCCATTGTAATTGTTAAAGTTTCTGGCTTGTTACTTGCACTAATATACGGAATGTTTATTGTAACACCTGTCATATCGCTAGGAACAATTTTATAATTCCTTGCATTACTTGTTCTATAATACAATTTGAAATTACCTTTTGGTAAGGTGCCAAAAGTTCCATCGCTGAATATTAAACTTACTCTATCTTGTATTCTGCTTAACACGCCATAAATGTTTCTAATTTTTTTACTTACACTGTTGTAAATAATATTATTACCTTCAATGTTATCTACTTTTGTCCATAATTCTGATTCAAAATTATTGCTATCTAGTTTATACAACCATACATCTGAATTATTAATATTATCAGTGTCAATGTTTACAGTTGAATTTGGTGTTGGATTTGCTATTTGAAATGTGTTATTTTCTAATCTACCCTGTCTAAAATGTAAGAAAAATCCACTGTTGTTTGAGCCTGCGCCTTGTCCGTCATCTCTATACAAGAAAGCTAATCTGTTTCCTGGTAATGGCTCTTCTTCATAAATTTTTTCATTATCAATAGCTGTGCTTACAATTTCAAAAGCAGTTGTTATACTATCAATGTTTTTTGAAAAACTGTATATAGGTAATCCATTTGATGTTGTAGCGTTGAGTCTGTATTGTTCTGTTAATACACTGTCGATAGTTTCTTTTTTGATACTTTTACCAAATTTTGCTTCTGCAGGTAAGGCTGCATTTAACACTTTTATAAATTGCTCATACCAATCTGCATTTGTAGAATCATTCCATTGTACAACTTGCTGACTTAAATTTGTGCCGTTCGAATCAAAGACATCTTCTGTGGTGCTTACACTTTCAAATTTTAATAATCCATTTGCACTTTGATTTCTTTTTGGATTGTAGCTTACTAGTCTTGCTAATCTTAAAACACTTTCTCTGCGTTCAGCTGTTTCTATATAGTTTTCTCTAGCATTAAGATCAGCACGAAATGCAAGGTTCTGGCCAAGAAATGCAATCAAATCAATTAATGCTAAGTATTCTGAACTTTCAATATAATCATTAAAATCTTCTGGGTAGTTTTGCCGAATATAATTAATCATTGTTCTACGCAAATTATCAAAGTCATAACTTTGAAAATCGGCATATTTAAAACTTTGATAAACTTTCTTCCAATCTTCTGCTAAAAGAAGTCTATTTTGACGTTCAGTACTGGCCATTTATCATTCCTTAATTTATATAATATTTATCTGAAAAATAAAGTACGCACTTTAAATTAAACCAGCAGATTCATCAAATGTTAAACGCATACTTTCCGAAATGTTGTAAGGCAAATATGTTAAGTTACATTCTATTTGAATACCGCTTTCAAAACTATCAATAGTAACATTATTAACACTTACTCTTGGATCGTAATTGATAATGTCAGTAACATTTTTTATAATTGCTTCTTTCAAACTATCTGTTAAAGGTTCAAAAAGCACATCCCATATAATTGTACCAAACTCAGGATTTTCTAATTTTTCGCCTTGACGTATGTGAAAATGATTTACAATATCTTGCTTTATTAATTGTAAGTCATATTTTACAAAATTTCTAGTGTTTTTATCTACTGTGCTAATACCTCTGTATTTTTTAGACTGCACAGGTGATTCGTTAGAACTAGATCCAACTGCAATACTTTTATATAATTGTTTTTCATTTACTGACATAACGTATTTATTTCCGCTTAAAATGGCACAACATAACTTTTACCATTGTAATTTTTTATTCTTTGGTTTGAAAAAATTGTACCTGTGAATAATTCAGCACCTGCTGGTATTACATCTTGTAATACTTGGTTTGATACTTGTCTTACTTCGTTAACTAGATTTACTGGCACATTATTAAAAGTAAAGTTTGTGCCTGTGTTAGTTGTCAAAACTTTTTCTAATTCTTTGGCAGCTAATTCTGACTTTGCCGCTAAGTTTCCAAAAACATTATCTCCTGTTACAGGAAATACTTTTGCATCCATTGTTCTAGCAGTTGTTGCAATATCTTTCATATTATTTGCAGGATTTACAAAAAAACTTATTCCTCCTGCAACAAGTCCTGCTGTTTTAGGATCAATGCTAGGCAAACCAATTTTATCTAAAACCTTAGCACCTACACTACCTATTGCTCCATCTATAACAGCTTTTGGTAAAGGATCTAATCCGTTATAGGCAGTAGATAGTGTATCACCTAATCCTTTTACAGCAGATGAAAAATCTCTTACTACAGGACCCATTCCTGGTATCTCACTTATTGCATTACCTAAACCAGTAAATAATGTTTGACCTACGTCGGCTAAAGCACCTGCCATTCCGCTGATTGCATTACCTATGCCTTCTTGAATTGAACCTACAACATTGCCAAATACATTTGTTAATGAAGTTGTGCTTAAAAGATTACTCATTACACTGTCTAGTTGTCCTAACAATCCTTGTACTGCTCCGCCTATAATTTGACTCAAACTACCTGGTAATCCTTGTAAAAAAGAATCTAATGTAATTTCAACCACTGATTGAGAAGCATCTTGTATTGCAGTTCTTGTTTCAACATAATCTTCTTTTGGTGCAGCAGTAGTGCCTGCTTTTGTTGTTGGTGCACCACCTTCACCTCCTCCTTGTGCATTTCTGCCCATTGCTTGATCAGCTTGTTGTTGATTTGTAGGAGATGTTGTTGTTCTTCCCATTGCTTCATCAGCTTGTTGCTGATTAGTTCTATTTGCACTGCCCTTTGTGCCAACTGCTCCGTTGTTTACAGGCCAGGTATCTGCCATTATTCTTCTCCTGGTGTTAATTCATTCATTGGTTTTCTATCAGTTTGTACAGGTCTGTCTTCATAATGTTTATCTTGGCTTTCTGTATCTACTGCTTCTGTTTTATCTGGTAGTGTTTCAGGTGGGTTCCAGTTTTCGTGTCCGTCCCAAGGTTCGTGTTGCGGAACACGTTTAGGAAACTTTGCTTTTAAAGGTAGTGTTGCTTCAGCAGCACTTTCTCCGCCGTTTAATTGTACATCAGGACCACCGTCTATCCAAACAGTTCCTCCAGATGTTATCTTTAAATCTTTTGAACTCTTAATGCCTATTTCATTTGCTACTGTTGTAAGCATATCGTTTGTAACTGTAGTTTCTAAATTATTTTTACATTTGATTTTGCCATCTATTCCTACAAGTAATTCATAGTTTTTTGCAACACTTTGAAATATATTTTCATTTACTATCATATTGATATTTCTTCCAGCTTCAAAATTAATATCTCTGTCTGCTGTAAAATTCATATCAACTTCTGTATGGAAACTAATTGTGTCCTGTGCATATACATCTAATTTACCGTTACTTGTCATTTCAATCCAACAAGTTCCTTTACTATTGTTGATGTAAATTAAATCTTCACTTGTATTCATTAAAATTTGTGCGCCGGTACGTGTGCGTAGGCGTATCATTTCATTTGCAGGACGAGTAACATCTCCACCGCTTTCGCTTGCTTCTTTGTTGATATATTCATATGGTGTATCAGCTGGCGAACCTTTGCGTATTAATTTATCATCACCATCGTCTATAACAATGCTACTACTACCTAATCTGCTTACTGGAATATTTGCTTTTGATTCTTTTAATCCAATTGGTGCTGTTGGTTTACCGCCTCTTTTATCTAAAGGTCCTGGGCTACTAAATCCTACCACTGCACTAGGTGTTTCTCTTTGGGCACTTGTTGATGTTATTCCCCTAATGTCATCCTCTACAAGTCCTTGTTCTAACAACTGGTTTACAAATTCATCATTTATAGGACGTTTGTATTTTAATAAATTATTAGTTTGTGGTTTTGTAAGTACTTTGTTATATTCTCCTGCTGGCAATCTTTTACCTTTAAGATCACTTGGTACTTGACCTGTAAGTTGTTCGGTTGCTGGTTGTCCTCCAGGCAACATAAATGTCATTCCTTTTTCAGGAATACAAGCAAACCAATAGCCAAAATCTCTACTGCCTTCAACAAATGTTACAAGAACTAGACTACCAGGATCAGGAGGTACTGCCCACCAACCATAACTTTTTTGTGTGCTTGCATAGTCATCATTTTTCCGTGGACCGTTTTGGCTATTTGTTGTTCCATAAAAAGGACTTGCATAATAAACTTCAACTGTTTGACCTACAGTTTCTCCTATATTTCCTGCTTCTGATGTTTTTAAAAGCTCAACTCGTAAACCTCCAAGATATAGACTATCTAAATGTTCTATCACTCTTGCAATATACGGTCCAGGATTGCGAGTTGCTACACCTGAATCTGTATTTCTTGTTACTTCATTTTTATTAGGTATATCATTCATTTAGTTTGGCCCATATGGTGTATAGCTCTGTTGCGTCGGTGCAGCATTTATAATTTTTGTTTTTAAATCACCTGTAGCAGTTTGCTTGTTATCTTGTGGCTGATTAGGTCTGCGTAATAATTTTAATCTTTGTGTAAATTGTCCTTTGTTAAATCTATTTGTTAGTGTAGTAACACGATACAATCCACTGAACGCATCTACTGGTATTGTTTCTTCTGGAAATATCATTCCTCCAGTTGCATCATTATAATCAATTGGTGTTCTAAAATTAACAATCACATCAACTTCACCACGTTGATATTCTATGCTTCCGTTTGCAGTTTCGTTTTCATCTATTTGACCAGCTGTAAAATTTCCCATACCACTATCAAATACATAATACGGATCACCTAGTATTTCTAAATCTAACATTACCAAATCAACAAAACTGTTTATAATATTATCGTTGAACATTTTAGCAATACGTACTTTATTATTATCAATAGCGCCTCCACCGCCGCCTTGCAATGTGCTTCGTTGAGTTGGTATTTGTTGTGAGAAACCTGTACCACTAAGACTTGTTGTAGCTTGATTTGTAATAAACAAATCGTTTTTTTGTTTTACAATATTTTGTTGTAATCCGCCGCCTTTTCGTTCGA